ATATTACCGCCATTTAAAACTACTTCATAAACTTCACTAGTAATTCCCGTAGAAAGTTGATTTTGTACTTGCTGTCCTACTTGGAAAACTCCAGCTGGAACTGCTGGTGAAAATGTTACTTTTTCTGTAGTCTGAGAAGAAACCTGATATGTAATAGTTTGAAGTAAATTTGTTGGATCTACAGTTAGATTATCACCAATAGAATATCCGTTTCCAGCATCAGTAATGATAACTTCACCAACAGTTCCAACTGCATCGATTGTATATTGAAGTGGAGTAGATCCAACACCATATGGGGGAGATGTTGAAATTACTGCTGGACCAGCAGCTGTTGGAATTTCTGATAGAAAGATTGTAGTTGCATCAATAATAATACTTACGGTTGTATTTGCTGCAAATTGACCTGTCCCAGAAGTTACAGTGAGAATATCTCCCTGATTAAATACGTTGCTATTAGGTACTGTTAGTTGCTGAGGATTTGGTGATGTAAATGTTAATGAAGCCGCACCAGAAACCAGAGGTGCTGCTGTCAAAGTTAATTCTGTAGCACTATCAATACTTTGAACAGTAGCAGTTGGATCAATAATACCAACATCTCCAGGATCTTGAGTAACAGACATACCAACTACAATACCTGTTGTTGAAGCAACAGTAATCTGAGCACTTGCATTGTTTAATGTAGTTGATAGTCCACTTACCTCTCCTGGGAGAGTTACACTGATACCACTAACACCTGTTGGTAAAGAAAGAACTTCTCCAACTAAATATCCCGCTTCTTTAATCTGGAATGTTAATTCATCAATAATTCCTGGATTTGTTGTAATTTCATAATTAAATCCGTTACCAGTTCCACCAATGTCCGCTGTATTGGCAGTCAAGATATCTCCGTTTTGATATCCAGAACCTTCATTGGAAAAAGAAACTGTATTAACTTCACCTGAAATTACTACGATTTCGGCAACAGCTCCATTTCCATTTCCACCATTTAGATTTACACCACTGTACACGCCATCGGTGTATCCAGATCCAGGAGTAACTGTTCCATTAGCAATTCCATCTACCGAAAAGGATACTGTAGCTCCAGCACCAGAACCACCAACCAAATTGACGTTGGAGAAATTACCTTGCAAGTATCCCTCACCATCAGTAGTAATTGATCCTCCAAAATTTTCAACAGTAATTGTAGATAATGCACCACTACCAGTACCACCAACAATTTCTACATTGGTGTATACACCACCTTCATAATTTTGTCCACCAGATACAATAAAGACTCCTTGTGTATTCAGTCCGTTTTTTTGTAAAATTACATCTTTAAAGAAAGTTGTTGATGAAGATGCAATGTTTAATAATTTTTTACCATCAGAAACATATTGAATGGTATTGTTAAGAGGTCTAATTAAACCTAATCCAGGTTCATTGGTAAAAGCTAAAGATGGAGTAGCAACTGTTCCATCACCTAACTTTAGATTACCAGTAGCAAGATCACTGCCACCTGCCGTGACATTAAAAATTTGTGTACCGATTTCATTAATTTTTACCCTCTGCTGCTCAAGGGTATCAGTTCTTGCGACGTTAATTGCTGGCATTTCTTATTAACTCTCTAAGTAGGGATTTGATTTCAGAGACTTCATCCTTCAACATATTTATGTCTTGCAACGCGGAATTCAGTTGTTTTGATTTCCGCCTTGCTTCAATGGCAGAATTGTCCACATTGATGATGGCACCTGTGTTTTCGTCCCTTACGAGACCATCATGTCCAGAAACTTTGATATATGACATACGCGGAAATCAATATGAAGCAACAGCACGTAAATCTTGGACTTTTGGTACAAAAACAGGATCGTTAGATCTCATTACAATCTTGACACCAAAGGAAGAAAATTCTGGAAGGTTGGCAACACTAAACTTGAGTTCTTGATATGAACTTTGTTTTTCAACAATTCCAGAAATGCTATTTTCACTGGTTGGGAATTCCTCGGTATCTGGTAAACCAGTGCCGTTGAAATACTCCCATTCAATGTTATCAAATGCTTCTTGACTTGAAGATCTCTTATATCTGTAGAGAACTTGAATGTCGTTGATGTTCTTGACATTTGCAGTCAATCTTACATCAATAGAAGTTCCTGGGTTTCCAATAGAAATTTCCTTACTTACATATTTTGCAATAGAAGAACTATCACTGAAAGTAATTTCTGGTCTAAATTCAATACCATCTGTGTATTCTATTGATTTGATTTCCCAATAACCAGCGGTTTCTGATGCTTGATCAGGATAGGAAATAATATCTCCAACTCTAAAGATATCTTCTACACCTTCACCAGATCTTGCATTTCCAGAAGATGACGATTCTAATAGAGACTCGGTGTAACCAAGATTACCATAGGGTTTCTTATCATTCTTAAGAGTAATTGTTTGATTCTTAGAATCAAAGAACTGAACTTTACCATCAATCTTATTATTAAAGGTTGATGTTAGTAGACTTGGGTTTCTTGCAACAATCAAGTCGGCAACATTTACAGAGAAAATTTCTCTGGTTGGATCTGATCCAACTGCTCCTCCTCCACCTGCTCCAGCATTTGCTGTTGGATCCCAAGAGACACTAGCATTTGCTCCACCAAAGATGATACCTTCATTCTTCTGGAATCCATTTGTAGTAGAAACTTTTACCCAGATGTTAGTGGTTCCACTAACAACAGTCTTTCTAATAATAGTTCCCTTTGCTTTACTCTCATAACCTTCGATTGCTTGGTTGTTATCAGCATCGATATCAGTTCCAACAGGAATATTTGCGAGAGAGAAATAATAAACATCCTTGAACTTCAAGATTTGATCTCTTCTTCCATATCTGTCTTCTTGTCCAACAGCTTTTTCAATTCTATTTGACAAGTATTTGACAGAAGCAGAAGAAAGATCAATTACTGGAGACAGATAAGAGACTGTAGATGAAAGATCAATCTTCAACTCAAAAGATCTGTCTAGATTATTTGAAGTCTGGTTAATCTTAGATGCCAATACTTTTTGATTATTGAAGTAGTGAATTTCATTCAGGAAAGTCTTTTCATAATCTGTTTGTGAGTAAGAAACATAGTTTGTCGTATTTGAGTCTACAGGAACAATATTAGTTGACTTAACTTTAGTTTCAACCTTAGTTGCACTGAAAGTTAGGTAATTCACCTGTGGATACATACGCTCATATTTCTTGTTTGTCGCAACAAGAATATTTCCACCGCCACCACGAAGAGTATTTGCAGCAACAGTTGCGTTTTCAATGTGGTAGTAATCAACACCAGCACCTTTTACCTCAAAGAGTGTTGTGTTCAGTTGTGTAGCAGTTACACCAGCAACCTCTGTTGCATTTCTGAAGAATACATATGACTTACCACGATCTTCAAAACCATGGTTTGGATGCAGGATTCTTAGGATCTTATTGTTGTTTCTAAACAAGTCCGAAGTTGCGCCAGCATTTGAGGTGCCATCAGTTTGAATTGGATTTGTTCCTAGTAACTGATAACCAAGATCTTCATTTTCAACCTTCAAACTTCCAATTCTACTGATATCAAATTCAGCACGGTTGATGGTAAATTTGATATCTTCAAATAGATCTTCTGCCCAAGTATCAACGTTCTGAGATCTGAATACAGATCCAAGCAGAGGTTGCGTGGTAACAGGTGTGCTGGTAGCAATCTCAATCTCTCCAAGGCGAGATGTCCAAATTGCATATTCGGTTGAGTCTGTTTCGATTACTAGAGCATACTTAGAGTTGTTCTGTAAGTAAACGGGGTTTGCAAACTTAAACTTAGTTGGTGTAGTTGACTGTGTAACGCCCGTAGGATCGATTGCAACACCCATTCTTACCGCAGGGGTATCGATAGTCAATTTTGCCTCAATGACGGCACCAGAAGCGCCATTACCAATGCCTTTGACAACGATAGATGGAGGAGCAGTATACTCAGATCCAAACAACGTTACATCTGTGTTGTAAATTTCTCCACCAGAGATACTAACGCTACCATTTGCAACACTTCCTCCAGGAAGTTGTGGACTTTCTACAGAGAGAATTGCAGAATCGTAGTTTGATCCTGTTTCCTTGACAACTAGTTCAGAAACCTTACCAGCGTCTTTTGCAATAGTAATTGAAAGGTCTGTGTTGTTAGTTGCATTAAATGTTGTCAAAGATCCAATGATAAGAGTTTCATTCTGTACAAACTCTTTTCCATTATGATTGTCTAGAACAAATGTGTATACTTGTTCGTTGGTTAAAGTAACAACACCACTACTGGAAGCAGTAACTTCATTGTTATTTCTGTCAAGGACTTTGGCAAGTGGACCGCTGCAGTTTGATCTAGCACCAGTAATAGTTTCACCAATCGTGACTGTTAAAGTTCCGCTAGTGAATACACGAATTCTCGTATTTGGAACAAGTGATACTTCTGTTCCAGGAACAATGTATTTTCCTGGTTTATCACTCTCTGTATTTGTTAGATAAACTCTGATTGGAATATTAGTTGACTTCTTGTTAAAGTAGAGGTCAACACTGGTAGCAAAGCAACCACCTTCAAAGTTTTCAATCTTGAATGTTTGTGCAAGTGGATTTGGTCTTGCTTCAACATCAGTTACACTATCGATAATCTGGACACCTTCATTTGCCTTGAAGATTGCTGGTGAAGTTGAGTTAATTGTTGCTGGGTTTTCGGGGAGTCTTCCGATAGCATAGTATTTGATTTCTGCATAAGTATCAACTTCTTCCTTAGCAGCATTAGAAGCACTAGAGGTGAACCTGAAAGTTTTAGTTCCAGTCGTTACTCTTACTTGCTCAGAAGTTGTATCATACTGAATAGTATTTGGATTGCCTGTCCAGGTAGCATTTTGAAGTGGTGCATATCCACCAGGGATGAGAATTAGTCCACTAGCATTACCGTTTTCGTCTGTGATAATTGGACCGTTGAATCCCTGAAGAGAACTTCCAGCAATTCCAGTAAACTTGTTATCTGGATTGATCCATCTAGAAATATCCTTTCCTTCTAAGAAAGGATATAGTTTTGTAGAAGGCTTGAGTCTTCTTAGGACATACTTAACTGCAATACTTCTTGCAAAGAATCTCAGTGAAGTAGCTACTGTTCCCTTATCAGAGGAGTCGGTTGATAGACCCTTGCCAATCTCATTATTCTGAGGACTTACATTAGAAGAACTAGCAACAGATGCTTGCTGAACTTTTGATCCAGCAGAGTCTGAGTTGATGCTTCCGAAAGAAGTAATCTCACCAGATACATCCTTAGATCCAACCCAGTTAATTACAAACGAGTTGAATAGACTTGAGAATGAATCTCTAATTTCATTTTTAGCGATGAAAATAGAATATAGTTGTGTATTGTTATCTACGATGAGAGGTTCAACCGTCTTGTCATACCAAGGATCGATTCTTGGAGATAGCTGACCTTCTCCAACGTATTGAAGTGCTACAAATGGATTTGGATTGATTGTCTTTGTAGCAAAGTCATTTCCTAGAAGAGGAAGTGTTGTGTATGGCAGAGTAACAATATCACCAGTCTTCTGGTATCCATCAATAACTCTCTGGTCATCTCTACTGTTTACTTCTCTCAATCCAAATGATTCTTCATTGCTTTGAGATCTGAGTACAGATTGTTGGGTATCGATAGCACAGAGATAGTCTGCGGAAGAAATGTCACCAATCTTATGAGTCTCAAAATTATCAACGATAAATCCAGTCTTAAATCTGTCAAAACCAATGTCATCACGAATCTGCATTCCTAGTGCTTGCTGCTCAAGAATGCTAAGGGTAGTGTAATACTCAAGACGCTCAATACGCTTCTCAAGTTTACCAATATCCTTCATCGTATATCTACGATTATCAACAGGAGTAATTCTTACATCCTTACTGGTTGTAGTAAATGCTGGGATATAGAGATAGTATAGAGCGATTGCGTCATCCAGTGGTTCTGGACGTGTTGGATTCTGTGAAGAGTTGCCTTCCTTGAGTACGAATTGTCCTTTCTTGTTAAGGAAGATGCCATCGATTCTATTAAGGAATTCTGATTGACTAAAGCTGAATGTATATTCGAGGTTAGTATCAGGAGCAGGAGTTACAGAAACAACACCACCTTCTCCAGTGAATGTTGTTGTTGGTTCTTGTCTCGAAGAAACGTTTGCAAATCCAGAAACATATGCAGAAGAGTCTACTTTTGGTCTAAAGTCAAGAACGTTCTTGAGTGAAACAATACCATGGACAGATGAGTTAAATGATGGGATTTCTTCTAGAGTTACACCAGCTTCGTGGGAGTAACTATCAACTGTGCAGAAATCTCCTTGGGAGTGCTCGAAGTAATCAAAAGCAATAACAATCTGACCAGTTGGAGCAGGGTATCCTGGTTTTAGAACAAGTCTGGATACATCATAATAAGTATCTCTTTGTCCATCATCAAATGTAAATCTATCACTGATATCAGTTCCATTACCAACTAGATTACCAGCAGTATCTACATCTGGTGCAGCAACTGATGTTCCTTCATAGACATATCTGACACGGAAAGCATCAGAGTAAGAGGAAATGGTAGTGGATTCATCATCAAAGTTTTCTCCTCTGATTGGGATTACTCTATCACCAACAGACTTGATAAGAATTCTCTTATTCTTTACAGCAGTCTTAATTCTTGGACGTGCTTTACTTAATTCTAAAGTAGCAGATAGTTTTAATTTGGGGAAATTAGTTGTAGCGTTGAATACACTAGTTGGCAATGTAATGATAACAGAACCAGCATTTAATCCACTTGCTTGATCAGTAGTGTTTGATGTGGCAATATTATCACTGGTTAAGTAAATAATGTCACCAGTTTTTACGTTAGTAGAATCACCTGGATCAAGAACACTCATGATAAAGTTTGACTCATCAAAAGTAACAAACCTTTGTGTTCCAAATGGCAACTGAGCGGTAAACGTAATGAAGTTACCACTGGTAGTAGACGTGGTAACAAAATCTCTTCTATAGTAGTATTTGATCTTAGAGTCTTCAGATCCTCTAGAGATAGAAGAAACTTGACCACTACCTGTTGGATAAATTAAAGTTCCTTGTGCGAAGTTATCAATCTTGGGAACAATCTTGACGATGTTTCCATTTACTACTTCTTCTGGTAAACACTTATCAAGATAGATTCTTGACTTGATTGTTCCTTCTGGTTCAGTTGCATATTGAACCATTCCTTTTACAGAAAGACCATCTGTTCCAGTATATTGGACATAATCACCTTGCTTGACGAATTGTGTAGCATCTCCACCAAATCCATTACACTCAAGGAACTTAAATCCTTTTTTACCTGAGAAAGTAAATTCCGTGATGGATACAAGATTTACATATTCTGTCTTTTCATCTTCAATGTCAGCAGTAAACTTGTTTGCACCAAGAGATCCAAATGCGGCACCAAAAGACTTAACGTCTTGAGGATTGTAATTGACAACTGTATTTCTATACAAGATAGCATCAACTCTTGCAGCAAGTGAAATATTGCTAAGACCAGTAGTTACTGTAATAACAGGTGGTTGAGAATATGTTTGAGTAAACGAAGCTCTGTCACGAATATCAACATACATTACCTCACCAGCAGCATTTGTAGATACAGTGACTTTTGAGGTATCAAATAATTGACCGTTAATGCTAATAGTAACAACAGAATTTGATGGACCACTGCTAGCAGTATATCCACCCGTTGATCTGTACTTGGTTACGAAATGAGAGATCGTATTTTCTGTTGCGATTTTTGCAGAGTTATCGTTCTCATCTTTTAGAACTTCTCCTGATTTAAACTCACCAGAGAGTTTACGAATCATTAGAATTCCAGAACTACTAAATGCAGACTGTGTTGTTCCCTCTACAATACCATATGCTCCGCTAGTTGCACCAATAATATAATCACCAGGACCAAACCCATTTTCTGGTTGACTCTCTAGAATAATCTTAGTAAAGAATTGAGGACCAAAGTACGATAATCCAAAAATACTATTGTATGCTTTGCTTCCATCAGACAAAGTGCCTTTAGATACAACTACATCGGTATCTGAGTTGAAACCAAATCCTTTTTCTTTTAGTGTAAAGTTACTTGGTTTTGTTGTACCAATAAGTGGTGTTACAACTTCACTGTAGTCAACAATGTATCCTAACTTTTCTACGGGTACAATACTAGCAACTGTGATAACAATGTCATCAGTTGTATCTGCACCACCAATAGAACTTCCAAGAATAGTAATTGTTTCTGTTGGAGTATATCCAGATCCAGCATCAGCAATTGTTACTGATGAGATTGCGCCAGTTCCATCTCTTTCAACGTTAAACTTTGCATTAACACCATTAGCAGATGCAACACCAGTTACATCACTATAAGTTTGTGAAGATTGACCCGCAAGAATTGTTCCGTTAGTCTTTGTAAAAGTTGCAATTGGACCTTGACCAGCGCCAGTTGTTGTACCCAAGAACAAGAATCTTCTTGATCCATCATCTTCGGGGTCATATTCTAGCAGAGCAGATAGTTCTGCTTTGTTACCAAGAAGTGTAATTTCAGCAAAGTTTTTGTTGGGATCACCAGGGCTAGCATCTGCTCTCTTTACAATACTAAAACCAACTACCTTAAATGAGTTATATGCTTCTGGTAAACCAGATGCTCTAGTCGAAACAGCGTGTAATTCACCATTAGAATCACAGATGTCACTGAAGACTAGTGTTGGACTTGCATTATTTGTTGGGTTTGCTTTAAGAACTAAATTCTGTTGGCTAACTTCTACGGTTACGGTTTTAATACCATCAGAATCAGTGAAGAGAGATCCTCTGCGATTAATAGTATTGATTCTGCCATCAGCATCTTCTGTAGATCTTTGCGTTGATGTAAAATCAATCGCTCTTCCTACAACAGCATCATTGTATACGTTGTACAATTCTACGTCTGGATATGCAGTAAGATCAGATCCTTCAGCATTTAGAGGAATAGAACCAGATACGTTCTTTACAGAATAAGATGGAAGACCTCTGGTTTTAATTGTAACATTGTCACTATCTAGAGTTTCTCTTGCCTTGCTTACTTCTAGTTCTTTAGTTTCTTTGTTTACAATTTCATATCCTCTAATGTATGCCTTTCCAGGTCCAACATTAGCAAGCATCTTTTCTGATGCATCTTGCTCAGAAAGTCCGTTATAATTTCCTTCACTGTCAGCGGCATAAACACCGTTGTTTCCTTCCTTCTGTGCGTATTCTCTTACATCTACAGAAAAGTTATCAACAACATAATCGCCAGACTCATCATAAGTTCTTCTAGCAAGTGTTTGCTCTAAAAGTGAATAGTCTGCTTGTACTACTTTCTTCTCAATTACTCCTCTTCTAACACGTAGTAATTGAATAAAGTTCTTATCAGTTTGAGTATCTAAAGAATACTGCTTGAGTGATAGAGAAATTTTTAATCTGTGTGCTCCAGGAGCAGAGAAGTTTGAAGACCCAATTGCATTATCGTAGAGCGATGCATCTTCTTCTGGAGTTACAATGTCTTCCTCTACCAGGAATCCAATTTTTGCACTGGGTGCATTATAGTATGGATCGATTACTAGTAGTTGCTCGTCATTGCGAACAAAATAACCATTGACAAAATAGATACCCTCTTCAACCTTTACCGCTGAAGCAAAACCCATTGCTGGACTGACTACAGAAGATTCTGCTTGTGTATCTGGATCTACAACAGTCAATGCAGTTGGAAGAACAGATCCGTCTGTTCCAACAACCATTAATGGAGTGTTGATGCCATTAATAACTTCTAGAGTCTCACCTTGTCTAAAGGTAGTCTCGTTATTGGCATTACCACTGGTTGTGTATACAACAAACAGAGTATCCGAATTTGTTTCGGTAGCACCCTTACTAGAAACTACATTACCAATGACGCCAGAAGTTAAACCACGAATTTGTTGCCCAACCAATGCTGAAATATCATACTTTTTGTATACGATATTTCCAGCACCATCGTTTACTGCAACTTCTGAGACAGAAGATAACTTAACAAAATCTAATTTGTTATTGAGTCCTACTTCACCAGGAATTACAAGTTCACCTTGCTTGAAAGAATACTTACCAAAACTTTCAATTTGGTTCTGAAGAATTGATTGAAGTTGCGTTAGCTCTCTTCCTTGAATGGAGTATCCAGGACGGAAAAGAACTTTATAAAAATTCTTGTTCGCGTCAAAGTCCTCGAAATAAGGATTTACATTAAGGTTCGTCTTCTGAGGCATCTTACTCCGCCAAATACTAGTATCTAGTCCCTAGTATTTATAGAGATAAAAAAAATCCCCCGATTGCTCGGGGGACTTAAATTATCTAATTTTGATCAGAATTCGATAACAAGTTTAATGTCTTCAATTTGGTCAGGAGCACGAGTGATTAGTCTTCTGTTCTCAACGTAAATGATATCTCCTGAGTTGTTATCAATTTCAGGAGAAGCAAGACCGTTAGTTAGTTGTACACCTTCAACAACTGCGTTGTTGGTTGTGTCTGGAGATCCTGCTGCTTGTGAGTCAGCGCCTGTGACTGCTTGAGCACCATTTGCCTCAAAAGCATAAACCTTACCATCAGAATCAATGTGCTGAGAAGGTGACTGATAATACTTGAGGATACCATCGGTTGTTGAACCGCTGTCAAGAACCCAAGAAACTACAGTTCCATATGCAGTGTTAGCACCACCATTTACAGTTTGAGTGATTACTTCATCCGCAATGTAGTCAGTACCGCCAGTTCCAGTAATCTTAACTGAGAATAGACCTGAAAGTGTGCTTGATGTCGCAAAAGCTGTTGTTGCAGCATCAAGGGGATCTTTGATAATACCGATTCTACGGAAGTCGTTGTCTACGGGGAAGTCACCAGAACCTTCTGCATAAGTTAAGCGAATGTTAGTCATAACACGCTTAGCATTGAGTTCTAGTTCCATATCAGAACCATGACCACCTCTAGGAGGTAGTACAACTTCTAGATGTGAACGCTGACCAGTGGTTGAAACTGGGCTAGTTAGGTTTGGTTGACCGAAGCAATTGCCGTCAGAAAGATCAACACTTGCATAAGTGTATCCAGATCCTTTTGCAACAACGGTGAGGGTATCAATAGCACCGCCAGCAGTTGTAGTAACCTGAACAACACCACCAGATCCGTCACCACGAATAGCACTGTAGAGAGTTGTAGCAGCAGGAAGACCTGCGCCATCATCAATTCTTAGTACAACATCAATTTCTCCATCTACTGCAGCAGCTGCAGTTGCAATTCTAGATGCTTCAGTTGGAAGAACTACAGGCAAGAAGTCAGAAGATAGGAAGCGTAGTACATCATCAGTTGGGAGTGTGTACATGTACTTCCAAACATATCCAGCACCAGCAGACTCAGTAAAGATTCCGTTGCTGTAGTTACCAGAAGTTGTTAGTGGTTCTTGAGTTGCGTTCTGACCACCTGGGTTTGATGGATTCTGACCGTTGTAAAGGCACTTGAATACTTCATAGTTGCTGTTCATGACATAGAACTTAGCATCACCAATTGCAGTTGCACCAGTAGATGCTGCTTTACCAACTTGTCCACCACCCGCTGGGGTTGATGAATAATCTGGTTTCCACATGTCAAAGATTGGGTTAGCAACCAAATCCCAGTTATAACGACGAATAACACCACGGGCAAATTCGTCAGTGATTCTCTTTGCTGCAATGATGTCGTCGAAAACATCAAACTTCTCTGTTTGGTTATCTAGAGGTAGGGGTGGTTCGTTCTCTGTTCCGTAACGATATACACCAGCACTTGCAGTTACGCCAGTTGCAGCAGCGCCGTCCCACTCGACGAGACTTGCGCCAATTGCACCAGGAGTTGAGTTAACACCTTGTGATCCAAAGACTCCAGTTACGAGGATTGCATTGCTGTAAACTGCGGCAATCGTTGCTCTAAACGTTGCGTTAGCGTAAGAAGATCCGACATAGACCTCGTTACCAACGGTGAAACTTCCGCCAACAATGGAGTAAGTTTCGATGTAACCTGCCCATGCTTGGGGTCTTCCTACGAAGAAGTACATTCTTGTACGATCGGCGCTAGTATCATTAGCACCCTCAGAAAGCGATTCTAGGAATTGCTTAGCATTAAAAATTCTAAACTTATCAGAGATAATAGCAGCCATTTGTTTTTCGTTCCGACGTGGGTTGTGCCTGAGTTATTTATATTTATAGCAATATTTAGGAAATTACATGAGGGACAATTTCATCGCCACTTGTGACGATAGATGCTCCCCTAACAACAGTACATCCTGTAAAGGCTGTTGCTGTTTTTCCAGTATATTGAATAACAGATCCAGCAGAAGTGAACAAGTAACCAGATACTGGGAAGTACGTTGTGTCTTGTACAAATACAGTTGGTACTACAGCACCAGTAGATTGCACAATTGCAACTGGATTTTGGAATGAAGCATTCGCTAAATTCCAGTAAATTCCAGATCTGGTAAAGTTAGATTCTGCGCGATCAGTAAAGTCTTTGAGTGTGACATCAGCAAAATATCTATCCATTTCTTGCAAAGTCATATTAGAGACATTTGCAGATCCATCATCAAGTAATGCATTAAATCTTCCAATATTATGTCCAAGGTTACCAACTTTATATCTACCAGTATAAGTTAGAACTCCAAAGTTTTGGTTCTTAACGTTAATAATATTTCCAGATCTCTGTGTCACAGTTTTTGAAACCAGGGTTACGTTACCATTATTTCTGGTGACTACAGGGTTTGTCCAGAATACATCCTCAATAAAATAATCAACTAATCCAGACTCAGGTGTAAAGATTAGTAGTTCTGTCTTAGTAGTATCTGGCAGAGTTACAACTGCAAGAGGTTCTAGTGCAGATCCAGAAGCACTAGTTTGTCTAAAGATTTCTGCTCCTGGTTGTGCAGTTGGACCAGCAGTAGAAGAAGAACTACTGATAACGTTGACACCACCAGGAACAACGGATACATAATCTTCGATCTGGCGGATAAATGTTCCTGCTGACCAATTTTGTTCAGTAGTTCCATCAACTCCTCTCTTACAGAAGAGGAAACGATCGTCATACTTGCGTGGGTAGTAGATGACTTCATTTCCAACAAGAAGTTTTCCACTGCTGTCAAACTTGCTTGTATCTGGGATGTATACAATAGTATCCCCAATACTGAGAGGAATTTGTAGTGTAGCAGCAGGTGCATTATATACAACGCTTTCAAAGCGTGTATTATCAATCTCACGAACAATAGATGTTGTGATTTCTTTGTTTGTAGTGAGAGTAGAAGATGTAAGTACGTTGACACCAGCGGTAAACAGCAGTGAAGTGAGTTCTTTTACAACTCTCTTCTGTTCACCAACATCGATAGTTTCTACTCTATCAATAGATCTGTAAACTTGTTGTGCCCCTGGTTGCTCAGCACCAACAGGCATTTCAACATCTTCTGCCTCTGGCCAAATATTTTCAATAATATTGTCTTGGACGTTCTGTACAGAATCTAGAACAATAGTAGAAATAAGAGCAAGTCCTGGTGGTGGCAGGGAAATTTGATCAATGGTGCTAGAGATTGTAAGAGACTGCTTGATAACTTTGTTAATGCCAACTTTGATTACGTTGACTTCAACATCATTGTCTCGTACAATTTTGTACTGTCTTGTTACTACAACTTTTGGCGCTTCTGCATATCCACTTCCACCATCTAGAAGTTCAACAGAAACTACATGACCATTACTTACAATTACTTGTGCTTTTGCACCACCACCACTACCACTCTTTGGTCTAAACTCAAGAAGTGGAGCAGTATAATACTGATAAGCAGTTGGTTCACTAAAAGTTCCATCTGCACGTTGAACTTTTTTATTCCAAGTTAATGTATGAACGTAAGCATCAATTAAACTGCTAATTCTAAAAGTAGCTTCTCCATTAGAACCTGTTTGTGGGATAGTAATTTCATCACCAATAGTGTAATCAGATCCTTTGTTTACTACAGTAATGGTGTCAACTTCTCCATTGTTAACTGTAATATTAACAGTTAATCCAGATCCAGTGCCTCCAGTACATGTAATTCCATTCTCATCAGAATAATTTTCGCCACGATCAGCTCTCGAAATGAGGTTTGCAGAACCTCTCATGTTGGCAACTACACTGAGTCCTTCACCACGGGTAATATCATTGTATGGAGTTACTGTATAATCGCCATAATGATCAGAAGTTACGTCCTTATTAGTTCTATACTCTTTTGCGTAGATACTATCAGCAACTTTCTTGATAGTTCTGAAAGTTTTTTCGCCATCAATCTTAACTCTATCACCAGGAGCAATCTTAAAGAATCCCTTTTTCTGTAGAGCATCTTTTGTAAATGCCACATCATTTTTATACCAAGTCTGAGACTCTCTGCTCAACTCAGTAATACCATCCGATCCAACATTTTCAGTTGTCAGTGCAAATGCATTTGATAGTGGATTAATTGTAAATACAGGACCATTTGGACTTTGAAGTACACCAAATGATAAGAGTTCAGATTCTAGAATGTTGTTGTTAGATCTAGTGCTTACATAGAAGTAACCACCATTCCACCAATAATTAATAAGTTTTCCAATTGGATTTTGTGATCCATTAGTTCTTTGTTGATAGATGTATACATTACTCCAATCAGTAGGAACTGGTTTTTTCGCATTCCACCAATTATTAAACTCATACCAAACAGATCTGTTAGAATCATCGACACGAATAGTTTTTTCTAATAAGTAACTTCCTGGTTCGTGATCATAGAAAGTTACTGTCTTTTCATATTCTTTACCATAAAGCAATCTGATATCAACAACGTCTTCTTTTCTTAGTGGATATTTGAATGTAATTGCAGGTCCGCTTACAGTAAATGCAGATCCATATTCTTGAATCACGCCATTGACCAGAACAACTAGGAAGTCCTCATCATCAACATTAAGAACTTTACCATCTTCAATTGAAACAATTAAGAATGGTCCTGCAAATGAACTGTCAGCAACAGCGATGAGGGACTTATCTGTTGTAAATCTTCTGTAAGACCCAACATTATAAGCAAAGAATTTTTCTACTGCTGTTGCCTCTCCAATTGTCAAAGCAGAGAAATCTTGATCCCAGATTGGTGGAGAATCAAATACAATTTGGTTTGGTGTTTTAGTTCTATCGATAAAGTATGCATCAAAAGCAGGATCGTCTAGAGCAAACTGTGGTCTCTGTAATACTCCATTTAGAGCAACGAATAAATTATCCTCTGGACCATCTAATAGAACATCACTTCCATCTTCCCAATATAGATCAAAGATCTTAGTTTCTCCATCGATGTAATCGGGTGTTGTTCTTGTTACAGACTGCTTATCAATAGCATTACTAATATTTGCTTGTAGAGAAGCAACAGCAGAAATAACATCTTCACATTCTTGGAATGGAAGCAGAGTATCTGGAATAATATTGTAATTTGTGATTGGAGTTAGAGCTGTAAATCTTCCTGCCTTATTCTGATTCAATGAGGTTGGTTGAATTACAGAGGGTCCAGTATTAAAGATGGTCTCGATAATATCATAGAAAGTATTGAGTGTAGACTCAACTTCTGCACAAGTTGGTGATAGAGCATCTGTAATAATATTATTATCAATTACTGGAGTGATATTAGTATATGGATTGCTACCACTCAAGGTTTGACGCATTGCTTGAACACAGAGTTCAACAATAACCTTTCTAAATGTTGCTAGAGTTTCTGTTAATTGATTATTAACATACTGTAGTTGACTTCCAAGGAAATACAATTCTGCAAATTCAACAAGATCTGCATTTCCACCAAATCTCAAATGCTTAATGACTGCATCCAGTAAGAATCCAATATCTCTACGACACTTAGTTTCTTTTGAAGTCCAGTTGATAGCAGGATAAGTTGCCTTTGCCCAGTTTACAGCATAGTCTGTAATATATGGTCTGTTTGCATTGATGGTATTTGATGCATCATAGAAAGTACCATTATTAATACCAGACATGATAAAGGTAACTTGATCTAAGACAGTGAACAATGGTGGTACTGTAAGTGTAAGTCCAGGTCCAATGCCGTAGCTATTGGGTGGTTGAACACCAGCAATAGCAGTAGGACTAGTTACGTTACCAGTTTGTGTTCCACTATAGAGTGTTATACCAGGACCAGCAGTGTTTGTTGGTGGTACACCACTATCAAACAAAGCAGTAGCAGACATTCTAATCTTTGTTGGAGAAATAATTTCTTCAACAGTAACATTATTTGCCCAAGGGATTGATTTACCCGCACTAATTTTTGCTCCAACAGGAATTCTACTAGTGTCTGGAACTGTAAGCAAGTTGCTTCCTGCTGTAAACGAAGCATTTTTAGTTGTCCAATCCCAATTTAATGTTGCAAACTTCGCAAGTCTGATTGCATAATCAAACGCATATTTGATATATGTTTCATATCCACTGTATGTGTCAGAATAGTTTGTAGCATAATCAACTGATTTTGCATTACCACCAAATCTAATATCATGCTCAACTGCTTGTAAAATTAATCTTACATCTTCTTTGAATCTCTGTTCTAAGATATTCCAAGGAATTGTGTTGTTATTGATGATGGTGGAGTATGTCGTTTCAAACCAACCAACAGTTTCTAGAACAATAAAATCTGTATTAAGTCTAATTTGATTTGCTGCATCCAACCATCTACCATTTCTCTGATAGATATTCTTAACTTTTTTGAGTACCTTAGCATTCTCAGCATTTGATCTAAAACCAAATACTTTACCCAAGAATTTTTGTTGGGGAACAAGTTGTCCCTCAACAGTTTGCTGACCTAAAGGTGGTGCCGCAAAAGTAATAGAACTTCCAGAAACTGTAAATGCAACTCCTGGTTCTTGAATTACACCATCTAGTGTAATAACAAGTGCTTGATCGTTATATGGAACAACAGGATTGTTTGAAGGATCTACTAATTGGAAAGTTTTTGTTCCAACCAGTTGACCACTAGAATTAAACTCTCCATCAAAGTTAGCACTAAGTTTTACTTCTGAAGCAAGTAAATCTGTAAAATTAAACTCCTGAACTGATACAGAACCTGTGCCTTCTCTAGATCTATAATCCTCTACTCTTTGAATGCTCTGAGTAATAACTCTTCTTGTATTCTGAGAAACAATAGAAGCATTAGCACCCAACTCAAGAACAGTAAAGTGACTTGATTTTGGCGAAGTTACTGGCATCTCTGCAGATGCTTTCGGATCTACAATAACTTCACCAAACAGTTTCATACCTGCTGGGTGAGTTGTACTCTTAATTAAGTCTCTCCAAACATTGATAGATGTTCTAGACTTAATTACATATGAATAGTCTTGATAGAAGAAGGAATCAGTAATTCTCTGGTTAGAGTTACCAATTCGTCCCTTATCTGAGGTGTAGTATCCTTGATTATCATAAGTAGAAGTAATATCTGGATTGAACAGAGTTACAAAAGTTCCTGTAATCAAACCAGAATTTCCTGTCTTCAAACTCTGAATTGTAAAATTCTCTCTAAACTTACCTTGGATTCTTTCGACCTTCAATAAGTTAGATCCTTCACGCCATCCACCAATAGCAACATATCCTCTGGCAACTTCTACATTATTAATTCTTTGAATTACTACCTCACCTTGCTTGAATGCATTATCGGGATAATTATTTAAAATGAATGTATATGGAGAACTGTAATCAGAATACAGGGTTTTATCTTTGTGGAAAGAACCACCATTTCTGATAATAGAGACATTTTTAGGAACACCAATCTTTGCACCTTTAGTAAAGATAAATGCATCACTCTCTACAATAGCAATAGATGGTGCAGCAGTATATCCTTTGCCTCTATTCTTAACTCTAATATCTAAAATTTCTCCATTTCTAGAAATTACATTGAATGTAGCATCTCTTCCATCACCATCAGTAATTACAACTTTTGGATTTGAATAATTTGCACCCTTTGTGTCTACTCTAACTCCAACAATAGTTTCTGTATAATCATCATACAATACTGTTGCAGTTGCAATATTATCTGGTGCAGGAAGAACACCAGTTACAATTGGAGTTTTTTGGTAATTGTCTCCAATATTTGTAATTGATACCGAAGCAATTTCTCCAACAGCAAAAGCAGATGACGTTGTGTAAGTAATAGATCCACTACCATCCCATTGTGGCAACTTGTCTAAAGAATAACAGAATCTAGTTGGGGTTACATAATTTACAACTTTTCTTCCAACCAAAGGATCATTGATTACTGTTAGATAAGATCCTTCGGATTCACAAATTCCATTTTTATCAAAATAGTAGTAATTGCTAAAATCTGTAGAGGTTTTAGTATCATATTGATTTGCTGCGTTTCTAACACCAAATCCAAACTTAACATCAATAAATGCACCTGCCGCTCCTGGCAGAACAGAAGATTCAACCCTCTCTACAGGAATGAGGTTAAAATTCTTACTTGGGCTAAAGTCAAGATAAGTTCCAGATAGCGATGAATCTGAAGTATCAAACTTATACTTGTAATACTCCTGGACTTCAATAATTGGATTTGTTACATAGTCAGTTGTGCCGTTCTTTCTAAATTCAAACTTATTAACAGCATCCGATGCTTCTACGATGTCAACAAATCTTTGTGGAGTGCTATTATCAAAGAAAGAGAAAAGATCTGTAATTGGTTGTAATCCAGATAAGTTGGTGGTAGAAGGATACACAACAAATAGCATTTGTGTATCTGCATCATAAGTTACAGACTCACAACCATTAATAGTAAAGTTTGCATTAAAATTATATCTTCCATTGTAAAGAGATACCGCTGCATTATCATAGTGGTCTACAGCAGTAGTATTATTTTGTGCTCTTTCTACTGTTACAGTATTGCTACTAATAGAGACAATCTTGATAATCTCGTCGTCTAGTTTAAATAGATCGTTTTGTACAAATTTTGATGCATCATCCAAAACAATTTTGGTAGCTTCTCTCGAAACTCCAACATGATCAACTACCAACTTAACTCTCTGTGTGCTAGTAGAAGCAGCAGATCTTGAGAGGGAGGCATCATCTACTGATAAAACGTCTTCTCTCTTATATCCTGTTCCACCATCACTAATTTGAACGTCGGTAACATATCCATCAGATCCAACAACAATATTTGCTGTAGCACCAGATCCAGAACCACCTGTCAGAGGAATATTGGTATAACTACCAGTCGTATAGTCCCATCCGACGTTTAGGTTTAATAGTCTACCAACACCACTATAATTTACAGCAGTCTCAATAGATGGTTGTGATAATTTAAGGTTTTGATAGATTCTCTTTCTTACAAAATATGTTTGTGTAGTTGTAGAATCATCTGGGTTAATAGAAACATTAACAATATCGTCTAAACCAACACCATGGTTTTGTGCTGTTTCTACCAGTGCTACATTTTGGTTTACATCGAATGGTTCTAGTCCATCACTCAAAGAATTGATGCTGACAATTTTTGATCCAGATGTGTCTGATAGACTATTACTTTGTAGGAAGTGATCTGCTAAATTATCTTCAGTTTCAAAATAATAAGGTGCAGTTCCAGTTGGAGTATCTAATGGAGTAGATGGGTTGCCATCAAAGTCTACTTGTGTAAGAACCTTTACAATCACCAAATTGGATTCCGATGTTGTTTCTAGAACTTCACCAAAAGCAACTTTTGCAATAGCACCATCAGTTAGTTTTAAAATCGAACCAGCAGCATAAGAAGATGGTTTGTCTAGAAGCAAACTCAATACTTTAATAGATGCCGAGAAAGTATTACTTGTGTCAAAGACACCAGTTACGTTTCTTAGAACAACAGTATTATCATTTAATACATCACCAATAATTTCTCCAGACGAATTTGTTGCTGGTTGTGATAAAGTATCTCCAGCAAACAAGAATGCTGGAGAGATAATTTCTAATCTAGTTGCTTTTGTTTGCTGAGACTCTAAGAAGTTTACAGTCTTTCCTTTTACAGATGATACACTTGCTTCTGCACCAAATCCATTTGTTCCAGAATTATCAAAGAATAATTCAGATCCAACACTAAAGTTTGCGGATGAAGAACTGACTTCAATAGAATCAATGCTTCCAGAAGTTACGTCTTTAATTTTTGCAATAACGTTTCCACCGTTAGTTGGAATTCCTGGTAAAGAAAGTCTCCTAGCATCTAGTGGCAAATCATCTTGAGAGAGATTTGAGTTGTAATTAGAATCTACTGGTAGTGAATAGTAATTTTCTCCAATAATGTATGGATATACAGGATTCTGTGATGAATCAATTGTCAAGAAATATGCATACGTTCCTTGTGGAAAATCAGGAGTTACGCAGAATCTACCATTGTTTTGATCTAGAGATCCGTTACGATGGCGATACTCGAAGTCATCAATAAAAGTTCCAAGAGGATAAGTTGCTGTAGATGGACCTTCTTGTCTAGAATTTTTAGCAACGTAACTAGAAGTCATCCTAACAATAGGAGACTGTTGATCTAATGGGTTCTCATGTGCAAATGGACCATAGATTGGGTTGCCATCATATGCAAAACCAAGAATTGGTGAGTGTACTTTAGTTGCAGGTTCTGTAAATGTTGATGATAAGTTATCATTCAACCCAACACGCAATGTTTTTGGATTAGCAACATGTCCATATCCATTTTCTAGTGCTTCATTGTAATTTTCAAATAGATATCCATTTTCATCATCTAGTTTGTTTTCTAATAGAGTGTATCTGTTCTTCACCCATGTTTTTAGAGAAGCAGTTGCAGTTGCTCCCTCACCAACAGGAGAAACAATTACTTCAATATTATCTTGAGAATAAAACTCACCTTCATTAACAGTTTCAAATCCTACAATTTTTCCACCTTCTACAATAGCATTATATTCTGCAAATCTTCCTCTTCCTAATCTGTCTCTAATGACAATAACTGGAGGTGCTGAATAATATTCTCCAGCATTATCAATAACAAGACTTGTGACTGCTCCAAGTGTTACAATCGCTCTAACAACAGCATTTCTTCCAGAAAGAATCTCTACAGTTGGTTTTGATGGATATAGAGACTTTCCTACTAACTCAACAGACTCTACAAATTCTCCAGAGAGTTTTGCAATCGCCTTCCCTGGTACACCATCAACTAAAACAAAAGGAGGTAGTGTGTATTTTGATCCTTGTGACTGGATGTCAATACTTTCTAAAACACCAAACTCAACAGATGTTTTGTCTTTGTAACCATAAACTCTAGTTCCATTGACTAAAACACCAACATCTGTATTTGGAGTCTTGTAAACTTCAGTGCTTCTAGTTGCTTCTTTTCTGATCAACTTAAGAAGTTTTTGGTCTCTTACATTCGTAGGGAGATTAGTTGCACCATCTAAAATTGGATAAGATGGATAACCAGATGATGCAATGTAAAAATACTGCTCATCTTCAAAGACTGCAGATACATCAGTTGATAAGTTTGCAAGACTTTGTTGAATTGTTGGATATCCTGGAGTTTGAACTACAGAACCAGTAGAAAGTTTCCATCTGACAGAATTATTAGATGGATTAATGACTTTGGTATTAGATGTGATAAAACCAGATACACCAATTTCTACATTATCACCAGTAAAAGAGTTTGGTTGTCCTTCGGATACATTTAAGTTGTATAAGAGACCAAAAGAAAGTAAGGATACACCCTCGCCAGAAAGTTCAATCGGTTCGTAAACTTCAGTTCCAACTGGATGAACAGAATTGTTCTGTCTGGTTAGAATTTTAAATTGAGTGATGTTCTTTTCTTGGAAAGTAAAAGTTTCACCGCCAATCAATAAAGATCCTGACTTACCCCATCCAAGTGTTGAGAAAACACCAATAAAATCACCACCATCGTCAGATGCTTCGATTTGTTTAGTTAATTCTGTTTTTGATGTAATTTTAAATTCACCATTAATGGTTTCCTGTGCTAGGAAAATATTATAAATTGCCTCACCGTCAACAGTGCTATCAAACTTTACGTTATCTACAGTTGCAGAAGCAAAAGGAATATTACCACTTGCTGGTTGTGTAATTACTTTTCCAATTAGATCATCAGGATTACCACTCAATACTTTTACTTTGAGTGCATAACCTTTAATCCAATCAGACTCGGAAGACTTGTATGTAAAGTCTTTTGGATTGTATAGTGTTGGTGTGTTCTCTTCTCCACCAGCAACTAGAGTGTTGAAAATGAATCTTACAGAGGCATCTGTACCCTTTGCCTTGTAAAACTTACGAATATTCTTGATAAGTGTTCTCTTATCAACCTCTCCCTTCAAATATTTCTCAGGGAATGCTCCAAGGTACTGTGACTCAAAGCTCTTGACTAGAGCATAGAGGAAAAGATTACTGACATTGTGTACTTGAGATCCGCCACTGTGGAATGCTGCTTCTGTTGTAGTGAAATTGCTTGCAGCATACAGATCTCCAAGTTTTGTGTTTCCACTGACTCCACGGGAAACTTCTAGAAACTGAGTATCTGTTCTTTCCTTGTAAAAACAAATTTCATCTCCAATACGAATATATCCGTTCTTCTCTGGAAATGAAGTTGCATCAGCAACAGTAATTGTTGTGTCTGATACTGCAACATCAGACGCTAACGTAGAATTCTGCTTGAGAATATTTTTCTCATAATAATCGATGTCAGCATAAGTCTGTAAGTTACTAAGAACATCTAGAGGCTGTCCCTGCAACTCTTGCTGCTCATAGTATTTTGATACGAACTTACTAAAAAGCTCGTACTCAGAAGAGATAAACTCTGGGAGTTGAGACTCGATCAGAGTTGAAATTGACTTCTTCGTTACGGACATCTAAATTACTCTGCTACAGCAACAAAACTACTTTTTGCTACATCAACATCTAAGTAAACCTCTCTCTTAGCAATAATATCATTTTCGAGAGGTTTTACTCTTAGTTCAATGCGGTTATCACCAAATGTACCCTTAATAATGGTTACATCGTATAATTTAATCTCGCCTTTTGCATAATCAATATCACCGATGTTATCGTCCAAAAGGATCTTGTCACCAGTGATGCTATCTAGTGTATATAGGACGATTTTACCTGCCCTATCTTCAAGATAGACAGTCGATTCAGGATATTCTGTAACAATGAAACCGCTTGATGATACTACAGGGTCGTCATCATCTAGGAATGCATTTTGATAACAAATTTCGTAGTATGAGGTAGAGTTAATTTGAGCATAAAAATCCTTTCTCATCGTAACAGAAGTTAAGTTAGAATTGATCGCTCTTTCTGCGTTGTCAATTACTGCAACTGCTTTACTGTATCTAAATTTACCATTAAACTTCTCAGTATCGGAAGTAAGGACATAATCTTGGAATTCCTTGATTGCAAGGTCTCTAATCTGAGTTGCTCCTAGTTCAGTTTTAGACTGTGAGTAAAAAATTCTACTATTTACTTCGACATAGAGAATAGAAGGATCGATCAATTCAGGAGTAATTGCTGCAACTCTGTATTCCTTCAATTTTTGTTTAATATCATTTTTAGTAACTGATGTTAGACGTGCTGCATCAGTTGGTTTTACCGAAATGAATACTTTACCATATGCTGGTGGGTCTTGCTCCTCTCCACCAAACACGATAATGTCACTTACTGCTGGATACAGGTTCCTAACGATTGATCCATAGTCCTGAGCGGTCACTGCACGGTCCTGTGCGGCGAACATCTTTGGTGCTTGGAACTTTACCTTATCGACAGACTCAATGTCTGCTCCACCCGCAGCAACGACAGTTGCAGAAGATGTAACTGTCGTCGTAAAGTTGACAGGAACATTTCCAGATTGGTTCTCAAGATTACCAGAGAATGTAAATGTCTTTGCTCCATTTGCTTCTGGACCAGATGTAACGAGATAAGAAATTTCAATCTTATTTCCATTCTCTAGATTCTTACCCATTACACCATCACCAAAGATAATTTCGTATCTCTCTTCTGAAATTTCTTCTAAGAAATAGATTTCAGAGGTTGGTTTTGCCTCAAGGATATTTTCTGAAAGGGTATACTCTTGATTTAATGTAGAAGTTGTCGAAGGATAAACCCTTACTTGAATTGTTGAGGTGTCTACACCAGGGTTATCGATAATAAATTTTTGACTTTTGAGAGCACCGTTGAAAGTATATGTATTCGTAACAATGCTTCCCTCTTTAATTGGAATATTCGTGAACGTAGCAACACCATTTACTACCTGTGCTTTGGTGTCTCTAGTCGTAACAAATTGATAAAGGGTATTGTCCCAGGAACTTAAAAATCCAGATCCTGCTTTTAGTGATACTTCTGTGTCTGTCGTAGGGTTGTTATAAGACACTGAGAAGGTCACATATGCCGTTGAGGCAGTCTTTGACTTAGGACGATACCCTAACTGCTTGGCGAGTGATACAACGTTGTCTCTGAGCGATGCTGAGTCGATGAACAACTCATTGACAACCATGTTGGCATTGAATGCCGTGTAGTAAGTATTGTATGCCAATACATCAAGAAGGTTCGCTAAAGCAGAGCCTTCAAAATCATAATCGGTAAAATCCGAATTTGCCCTAAGATAATCTTTTAGAGCAGTCTTGATCTGTGCAAAATCTAGATTTGCTACCTGAGTGTATGGCATTTATCGTGTGCTCTCTAGGAAAAAGTCAACATTTACTGGTTGATCATCTCTTCCAACAATAATATACGAGATTTCTACTTGATATCCATTATTTTCAACATCAGGTTCAACCAAGACACTATCAACACTGATTCTTGGTTCATAATTTCCAAGAGTTTCAAAAATTGCCTGTTTGATCAAAGCACCAGAAACATAATCTAGTGGTTCAAACAGTGTCCTGTAAATATTTGAACCAAGATCAGGTTGAAACGGTCTTTCTCCTCTTTGAGTCAGAAGAAGGTTGCGGATTGACTGAACGATGGCTGCCTTATCCTTAACGACAACAAGGTCGTCAGTGACAGGATGTTTTTTAAAAGTGACGCTCAAATCTTTGAACGTCTGAAACTCAGCCATTGGAGAGATAATTAGCTGTTATTATTTATTCAGTCGCTCCAACGCTCTACGAAGTCATCAAATCCACCTGCCCCTCCACAAGGACGCTCAAGGCGATCTTCTGGCATTGGGTATAGTTCTTCTTTCTCCTTAGCACGACGACGCTTGGCCGCGGCGTCTAGGTATCTGTCGCTATCAGTTTCAGTAATAAGTGTCATACCCTCATCGATAAAGCTTTGTCCTTTATCAACTTTGTGGTGGTTGCCCATTGTTTTTCTCCTTTGGTGTTTGCCAGAAATAATCATCGGTGTCTCCAAGGCGTCCCCAGTCGGTTCCACCCTCGACTTCGTATTCTATGGTAGATACTTTGAAATCGGGGAATGTTGGTTCCTGTGGGGTCAAGGAGAGGTCATACAAGCGCATCCTATTGTTAGGATACAATGCATACTGTCCATTCTCTAATGCGATGCAATTATGTGACTTATGCTCGTTTGGAGTCTCACTCACATTATTATCTATCACATCAATATTAGCATGGTAATTATCCAGTGTAAACAGATACTTACCTTTTTGCAACCCATGGTCACGAGTAAAGATCTCTACTTCCATCTGAGCAATGAAACCTTTGTTGATTGCCATGACACCATAATCCATGCAATTCCAGAATTGTAGATTGCCCAAATCCATGTCTATGACTGGGGTTTCGGGGGATCGAACAAAGGCACTGATAGGGAGTTTGTCGTACATAGCACCATACTCGGGCAAGTACGTCTCAAAATAAAAAGCGCGTCCAGGTATGCTCTTTGCAGCAACCCAGACGCCCTCTACAAACTCCCCGTGACCATCTTGATGATCTCGTAAATATTCTTTACGTACCCAGACTTTCTCTGCGGGAAGATTGCAAATTAAATTCATCGTCCTTGACCGCGATAACGCTTCTTTGCCTTATTACGACTGGTAGCAGACAACTTGGTATGTTGTCCAGATCCCTGACGACTCTTCTTAGGTCGCGACTCAATCATCTTACCGCCGCTGAGACCAACTTTGCTTCGTGCCATAGTTTAAAATTGATTGACTTGAATATTATACC